CCAAAGGATGTAAGCAATTAAGCATAAGACTAGGATTTTAGCACTGATAAGTAATGTGCATAAGATGAATACGATAATGTTGATAATAAGTTCCATAGTAAATAGATTGAGGATTAATATTATAAGTAAAGGTAGAGCCGTAGGCTCAATTGTGTGTGCGTTAAACCTGAACCTAAAAACTAGGGGACGGTGTCAAAAGTTTTGGAAAAGGGTAGGGGGGTTTAAGCACAATGTATCACTCCCTCGTTATTACAAATAATTTTCTTATATTTGCATAAAACTTTATTCTTATGCCAAAATTTAACAACAACCCATGGGGGACTTCTAGTCCAGCAACACCGTACACGCCAACATCAAAAGGATCTTCTGGAATAACAACTACTAATCCTTGGCTATCTACACCTGCTACACCTTCTTCACCTACAACACCATCAGGAGGTACAGGATTTGTGCAGAGAGGTGGAATTAATAATCAGCTTATAACAAGAGATATTGAGGTTGGATCAAACAGTCCCACTAACAGTCCCACTCCGTGGTTTCCAAATCCAGCTTGGACAACCAATCCTCTTATAACAAGAAGCCCAGAAGGGGGATCAGGGATGGGAAGCCCATATAATCCTGATGAAAGTTCATTAATAACTCAGAGAGGAGGAGCTACACCTCTATTACAACATCTTAACTTAGGTCTATCAGGAATGAGAGCTGCAGCCGCAAGAGGTAGTGGTGTAAGAAGTCCTTTTAAGCAAGGTGGTGGAGCAGGAGGTGCTGCTACAGACTTAGAGAAGTTTGACAATCAATTATTAGCTATGGGTTCTGAATACTTAGGAAAGAACGTTGCTGGATTTGATCAAGGGGGTAAGTACAATATGTACAATAACGGAGGGGGCTTCTATAATAAAGCTCAACAAATGAAGGCTGCTATAATGGATCAAGCTATGCAATCTGGTATTGTTGCAGCTCAATTAGATAATGTACGTAATACAAATAATAATAATGCTACAGCTAGAGATCTTGTTGGTAGAATGAGAAACTTTGCTCGTGGTGGTAGATTTTAATATATGATTCCATTTAATAGAAATTCAGCTATAGTAAGTAGATTTTCCGAGGGCGGTGAAATGAACGAAGGTACATTGCTACCACCAGTTAACATTGAAGGAGAAATGCTTAAAGATCCAAAAGCTTTCCAAGAAAGAGCAGAAACAGATGAATGGATTATGTATGATGAACAAGGACTAACAGAATGGGAGATGTGGCAAATGGCTGAGAATGGAGAAACAACAGAAAGGTTTGCTGATTGGTTACAATCTAGCATTATGCCTATGCCTGAAATAGCTCAAGGTATGAATAGACAGGAAATGAAAGATCACATACAGCACCATGTCTTAAGTATACAAAAAAAAGATGAGACTTACAAGAAGGGTCTTACAGATAGATACGGTACACCTATGTCTGTTCACAAGAGAGCACTGTCAGGAGGAGATTTTAAATTTGAACTACCAGTAGAAGAAGCATCAACTACAGCAGTTAACATGAATCCATATATTATAGAATAGCAAAAGAATGAATGTCATAAAAACAAAGTTAGGGACAGCTTATTATGACGAGGATAAAGATTACTACGTATTAGAAAGAACATTTGAGTCATTACCTTCGTTATTAAACAAAGAAAAGGAAATTAGAAATAAATTTAAAGAAAGTAACTTTACAGTTAATAAGCTTACATGGACTCTAGTAGATAATCCAATCTATAAAGCTGCTCAGTTCTTTAATGACCATTCTGTTAAACCTACCGTCTTCGGTATTAAAATCCATTTGAATTATGTATCTACTGAATCTGAATAAAAAGGGAGATGTATATAAGGATGATGACGGGATAACGGGAGTTCCTGAGTTTATGACCATACTCAAGGCCGAAAAACTCGGGCCTACGGCCCTCAAGTGGGTTGCACTAGTCTGCGACTATGAAAGCCCATACAGGCATTACGGTTTAGAAGAAAGAAAGAAAGCTGTATCAAAAGATTTATATGACACATATAGATGGAAGGGGTCTCAAGAACCTTCTATGCTAGCAGCTATGCAAAAATATGGTGAATTACAATTCGATCCTTTAGATGAGCAGTTGATTGCATTTAATAACAAGATCAATCAATTCACTAAACTTATTGATGGAATGTATCTTGATGAAGAGAATGCAGAGCTACTACAAAAACTAATGATAGGCGTGGAGAAAATATTAAAAACAAGACAAGCTTTATTAGACTCTATAGAAAGAAGAGGAGAAAGACAAAAGATTGCTGGTGATAAAGGGTTAAGTTTCCTTGAGAAGCGTAAAGAAATAAAAGAGCAATAGTGTATTTAAAAAATAAAAAAGAAGTTAGCCCTGGGGCTGGCGCAGCTGCTGCTGCTAAGTCAGTTACTCCCTGCTATAATATAGGAGATACAGGACCTGCAGGTGGAATTATTGTAAGTATTCCTGGTGTTGGACAAAATACATCAAATCACCTTTATGAGATGGCACTAACTCCTGCTCATGAAGCTACAATAGCAGACACTGGGGTAGATTATAGTTGTAATTCTGCTCTATGTGGAGGTAGTCAACAGGTAGCTGGAGGTGTGGAGTTAGGATGTTGGAATCAAAATATAAACAGCCAGTTTGGGACAAATACATCACACGAATTTGGGGAGGGGTTTGCAAATACAGTAAATGTTATTACCAACTCTAATAACACATATCATTTTAACTCTAGTTGGAGTAATGCCTTTAGTCTTGCAAGCTCTTATAGTTTCGGGGGTTATGACGATTGGTTTTTACCTTCTGTTGAAGAGGTTAAAGAAGCTTCTGATAATGGGTTTGATGTGAATCCTGGAGGAAGCTTGATTGCAACTTCATCAGGATATAATCATAGTGCATATTCTTCATCACTAATAAATGACCAATACCCTGCACTTCCTAATAATAAAGTGTTCTTTTCATTTAAACCAGGCGCACCTTATATTAGATGTGTTAGAGGTAAAGACTTGACAGTTATACCAATGAGGAGATTTATATGCAATAATCCTCCTTCTGGGCTTGATTGTTCATTTTATTCAAATTCTAGTACAGGAGGTTTCTTACAAAGCAATATATATCCAGATCCTACAAATAACATCTCATCCACACCATTACAACCTTTAGGATATACAGATAAGGTGGCTCTGGCGCTTGCTAATGGCGTTGCAATGCCTTATGTCGCTGGAACTAATTCAGCTCAACCAAATGGAACATCAGCTAAGTATGGGAATTATGGTTATGATAAAATGAGCGGTTATGATTTAGCTGGTAATAGTGTAGGTATTATAAAATACATTATTGACCCAGTACTCTCTACACTGTCTTGGGGTAATCATTTTGTTGGTGACGGTTCTCCTTACTATCATCCAACAAATACAACGCAATATGCGGCATCACTAGCCTTAGGTTCTGCTATGTGCGCAAAAGATGAACATACTTTATTATTAGCAGAATGGGATGTTGCAAAATTCACATTACATGCAAACGGAACTTTAACGCAAGAGTTTTTATTTAAACTTCCAACAGTATCGGGGGATGGATATTCTACACTTCTTAGTAGTGGGAATTGTGGTTATTCTTCTACTGGAGATATAATTTATAGACCTTCAGATGATTCTATACTTATAACTGCTCATATTATTGATGATTCTACTGGTACTAATGTTCCTATTCGTAAAATATTCCATTACAGTATGAGCGGCACTTTATTAGACGAATTAGATATTACAAATCCAGTTGCCTCCCATCCAAATATAACAATGGGAATTCCTACACTGTTTTGTGCTGGAGGCGATATATTTGGAGCTGGTGGTACATATTTATTTAAGTTTACTACAAATCCATTAGCTATTACCACTCATCATACTTCTTTCAATTTACATGCGGGTGGCTTAACAGGCGGAGATGGAGGTACAAGTCCAGAGTGCTGTGGTATTGCACCGCCACCAGATCCTGCTGACCCTTGTTTTTATAATATTGGTGATGAAGGCCCTGGAGGTGGTATTATATTTGCCACTCCAACGTCTATGCCTTCTCAGAACTTTTATTATGAGGTAGCTACAAGTGATATTAGTACAAGTAATACAGGCGTATCAGAGTTTCAGACGGTGCCATGGTATGTTAATCCAACTTATATAAATACTCCTGCCTTTATGCCAGGAGCAGAGTGGGGTGCGTACAAGAGTCTTATTTCTTTATCTTCTAATCCATCAAGCACTTCATTTGGGCAAGGCTATATTAACACGCCTGTTATTGCAAATTACCCACAATGTAACGGTGTCCCATGTCATCCTTTAATATCTAACAACTCTATAGCTGCTGAACTATGCTCTAGTTATCATTCAGGAGGAAAGAATGATTGGTTTTTACCTTCTGTAGATGAGTTTAATGAAATGTTTTTTTTAGGTGGAGTCCCTCAAGTGTCTCCCCCAAACAATCTATACCAGTTATCGGGTTTATATTGGACATCTTCTGCTGTTTATGATCCTAGTGATAATCAAGTTGATTCTAAGGCTTGGGGTTTTGATGCTAGTAATGTTATAGCTCATAAAGGATATCGTGATAAGAAATTATCAGTGAGAGCTATTAGAAGGTTTGAGTGTTCGGTATGTCCTGACGGAAATCCTGCTTGTGTAGATTATAATTGGGTAGATGGAGCAGCAAACTCAGATGGTGGAATGGTATATGATAGTTTTGGCGGTCATCCTTTCGCTAGTAACGATAGTGTTCTTGGGGGTACGACTGCAGAACTTGTATTTTCTCCACAAGATGTTTTGGGAAATCAATATACATCCTCAATGTTTAGTGTTGGAGATGAGTTTATAATAAAAGCATGGAGATTTGATTATACTTATTTCGGAACATGGAAGTATACTATAACAAATTCTTTTGTGCATGGTGCATCAGGATGGTGTACCTATCAGATGTTACGGATTCAGCTTAATAATGTTGTTCATTTAGATGGTCCTAATCAATATGTAAATACTAATTTTCCTGATTATGTAAATGGAACTGGTGTGCAGTATGGTTCTGCAACTCAAACATTTATACAAATAGCAACTCCTGGAACAGCAACTACTGGGCTTGCAAATGGAACACAAACAACTATGTGGGGTAATCTTCCATATACAGGCAGGTCCTATTGGGATCAGGAATTACCATATAGATGTACGCCTTTAGTTGGAAGTATTCCTAGTTGTTACGAACCATGTTCATACGGTCCAGGATCGGGCTGTATAGCTACATATACTGTAAGTCCAATCTATGCTGGTGCAGTGCACGCAACAATCACAGACTGCTGGAATTCTTCTAGTCCGCCTTCAGCTTGTTGTGGAGGGGCAACAAGTGCAGCAATGACTCCTGTTGGCTATAAGAGTCAAGTAAAAAAAGAAAAGTATAAAGAATCTGATATTCTAATTGTGAGTATGGACCAATTAAAAAATTATAATCCTGGAAAGGGAGAACCTTGTAAAGATTGTGGAGAATAAAAATAGCCCAAAATATAAACTTGAATTACCTTACTTATATTCTCAATATAAGAAAGCATATCGTTCTGGAAATATGTCTAAAGCGACAGAATACAAAGATAAAGCCTATAAATTACATCGTATTGATTTGCATCAAAAGTTTCATACATGGATGGCTAAAAAAGAAAAAGACTCTGGCATGTATGGTGTAGGTAAATATAAAAGAATTAAATATGGCTAAGATAAAATTTGATCCTCAAAGATATCGTCCTATACCTAATAATGGTCATCCTGAGTTAAATCCAGATTCAGTGGCCTATCAAGAATATTGGGCTCAAGAGTCTGAAAGATGTATTAATGGTTTTAAACCAAAAGGTATGCCTAAGATATCTGGTAAATATTATTTTTATTTAAACTACTATATGATCTTAGGTAATAGTGGTAATATAGGTAATCGTAAATCTTTAATACATCCTTGGTATAGAACTATGGATCATGAATACTTTGATACATTTGAGAGATGTAAAGATGAGAATAAAGGTATGATTGTTATTAAAGCCAGAGATAAAGGATTCTCTTATATGAACTCTGGTATGGTGGCTCATGAATATACATTCTTTCCTTTTAATGATATAGGCGTGGCTGCAGGATTACAAGCTACAGCAGATGCATTCTTTGATAAAACTAAAAAAGGACTCAATGGGATACATCCCAACTTCAAGCATTCTGTATTAAAAGATACATCAGATATAATGAGGTCTGGTTACAAACAAAAGAATAGGGATGGTAAATGGGAAACAGGAGGATATCAATCTACTATTATATGTAGAACCATGGACAATCCCGAAGTATTTAAAGGAGAACGTTTGTCTGTTATGATATTTGAAGAGGCTGGGGAATTTAAACGCCTTAAGAATGCTTATATGTCTTCTAAAGCTTGTTTCATGGATGGTGATATACAATTCGGAGTTCCAGTTATTGGAGGTACAGGGGGAGATATATCTAAATCTTCTAAGGATTTTATGGACATGTATTACAGTCATGATGCTTATAACTTAGAGCCTATGTTTATACCAGCATCTAAAGCGTACTATGGATTCTTTGATATTGAGTCAGGAAAAGAAGATGAGCCAGGGGCATTAAAAAAATTAACAGAAGATAGAGAGGTTATTCAAAAATCTGGAGATAATGAAGCATACAATCTACATATACAAAATTATCCTTTAACTGTAGAGGAGGCGTTTCTTAATACACATTCTGCAAGATTTGATATTGCAATGTTAAACGCACAAAGATCTAGAATATTGTCATCAAAAGATAATAGAAGCCAAATACAAAGTGGATACTTAGACTGGGTGTTAGATAGCACAAATGAGCTTAAAGTATCATGGAGACCTCATCCAACTGGCCCATTTAAAATACTTGAACATCCTAAGACAGATTTGAAAGGATTAGATATTGGCGGTATTGACAGTTATGATCAAGATCAAGCTGGAGCGTCAGATTCTTTGGGTAGTGCAATAATTTATCGTAGATTTGCAAATACAGAAATGGCTAGCGACTTTGTTGTTGCTGATTATACTGAAAGACCTAAGAAAAAAGAGGACTTTTGGGATGGATGTTTAAAGCTAGCTGTATATTATAATGCTAAAATGCTAGTTGAGTACACTAAGATAGGTATATTAGATTATTTCAAAAGAATGGGAGCATTAAAGTATTTAAAAGAAAAGCCAGAATCTGCCCATAACCCTGGAACTAAAACGAGAAATCGTTATGGCGTTCATATGAATAAGCAGGTTAAGGCTTTATTAGAGGATCTGATTGATGATTATATTAGAGAGAATGGAGGAGATATATGGTTTTTAGAGTTAATAGATGAATTAGCTAATTATGGATTACAAAATACAGATAGAGCTATGGCTTTTGGTTTGTGTTTAATACATAATATAGACAACTATAGAATGAAAGTAAATCCAAAAGAAGAAATACAAGACTTAGGATTTAAATATTATAAATTGGGGCGCAATGGTGTTCCTAAAATGGTGAATTAAAATGGAAAAAACTAAAAGCTCAATGCCATCTATGATGGTTTCTGAAAAACAAAAAAACAAAGAATGGTGCAATGAGGTGCTTGATGCTATTGTTGGGTATATGGGTATATCTGAAGGTAATTATGATATCTCAAGAACTAAAGATATAAAAAATTACCAAATATATAATGGTGAATTAAACGCTGGTGATTACACATACTTAACAGAGCAATACGGACTAACATACCCAGCACGATTAGTTAACTATCCCATTATTACCCCTAAGATTGATTTACTTGTAGGTGAGGAAATAAGAAGACCCTTAGATATGAAAGTATCTACAGTGAATAAAGAGGCTGTAGTTAGAAAATATGATCATAAAGTAGGACTGCTAATGAGAGAGCTTTTAGATGGTATTCATCAGGAATTTCAAGAAACTCATGGTATAGATATACAACAGCAAGGCCAAGGTATGCCTATCCCAGATGATATTGATGTATACATGAAATACAACTACCGAGAAATGGTAGAAGAAACTGCTCAAGATGGTTTAGAGTATATTATAAACAGATATAATTTAAAAGATATATTTAAAGAAGGGTTTAGAGATTTATTAGTAACATCAAAAGAATTTTATAAAGTAGGTATTATAGGCGGAGATCCCGTAGCTAGAAGAGTTGATCCTAGAAATATTATATTTGATACATCTTCTCATTCTGATTATTTAGATGATGCATCATGGGCTGGAGAAGAAAGATGGCTTTCGGTTAATGAGATTAATGATGAGTTTAGAGATGATCTAAAGAAAGAAGACTTAGAAGAACTTGAGGCAATGAGAAATGCTTACGGCAACGATTTATCTGATTTTAATTCCGATATAGAATGGGTTAGCGCTAATCATGGTAGAGAAAATAGAATTAGAGTTGTTTCTGCTGAATGGAAATCATTAAGAGCTATAAAGGTTAAACTATCTGAAAATAAATACGATCCAGATAGACCATTCAGAAAGTCTGTTAAGGATACTTATAAAGCTAGAAAAGGAGAAAAGATTGAAACTAAATGGGTGGATGACGTATGGACAGCTACTAAAATTGGTGGAAAAATACTTGTTAACGCTAAAAGAAGAGATAATCAAGTTCGTTCTATAGATGATCCAGGTAAAACATCACTATCTTATATTGGATGTGTTAAGGGCAATACAACTGGAAGTCCTATGTCTTTAGTTGATTTGCTTGATAATATACAAATGCTTTATAATATTGTAATATATCAAATAGAATTAGCTATGGCTCGTTCTGGTGGTAAGGCAGTTGTGTATGATACAGCTCAACTACCTACAAATGCAGGTATGGATATGCAGACTGTATTGTATCATTTAAAAACAGATGGTATTATACCTATCAACTCTAAAGATGAAGGAGGTCAAATGCAAACGTTTAATCAATTTCAACAAATTGACTTTACATTATCTCAATCTGTTCAGCAGTTAATTAACCTTAAAATGATGTTAGAAGAAATGGCTGGTAATATTTCTGGTGTAACAAGACAAAGAGAAGGGGCTGTAGGTCAATATGAGTATGTTGGTAATGTTCAAAGATCTGTAACTCAATCAGCAACTATTACAGAGAGTTGGTTCTACTCGCATGCAGAAACTAAACAAAGGGTTTTAGAAAAGTTAACTAATTTAATGAAGATTGCATGGGCTGATGGTAAGAGAGCTGCTCTTATATTAGGTGATGGTGCTTATAAATTTTTAAATGTACTTCCTGATGTTGCTTTACAAGACTTTGGTTTATATATAGGTGATAGCGGTAAAGACGATTCTATGAAGCAAGTAGTTCAACAATTAGCACAGTCAGCATTACAATCTGGAGGTATTGATTTGTTAAATGTAATTAAAGTACTTAAGGCTGATACAATGACTGAAGCTGAGAAAGTTTTAGAAAAAGGTATGGAAGAAATGAAGAAACAGCAAGAAGCTCAACAGCAAATGATGATGCAGCAACAACAAATGGCTGCTCAAGAAAAACAAGTTGACTTCCAAGCTGATGCTCAATTAAAACAAATGGATAATGAAACTAAATTACAGGTTGCGCAGCTTAATGCAGAAAATAAAATGGATATTGCAAAACTTAATGCTGATTTAGATGAGAGATATTCATGATACAAAAATGCAGAACACTATGGTGGGTAAGCATGCTGATCACGTCATAGAAGACTATAAAAGCAATAAAGAAAACGACAGAGAAGACAATAAAGAAAATATAACTTCTGGTATGAAAGCTACTTCTGAAGATCTTGAAAGAGCTAAAAAGAAGATTTAAAATATTTTCGTATATTTGCAAACAGGGAACAAAAAAATATATAAAATGACAAATGAAGAATCAAAACTAGTTGACCAAGTAGAAGAAACTACAGGGTCAAACGAAACAGAAACTATTAAGGATGAGTTTAATCCACTTGCCTTTACAGAAGATGTTTACAATGAAACAGAAGAAACTAAAGAGACTGAAGGTGAGGTAACAGAAGAAGATGAAAGTAAATTTTCATGGGAGCAAAAAGCTAAACCAGAAGAATCTGAAGAAAAGAATGAGGAAGAGTATAATTGGGATGGAGTTGAAGAAAGCAAAGAAGAATTAAAATCTGATGCTGAAAATACTGTAACCGACTTAAACTGGGAGGAAATATCTAAACAGTTAGGGGTTATGGCTAAAAGCAAAGATGAGTTAGTAGGGGCAATTAATGCTTACGTTAATCAACAACAACAACCAGACCCTCAAACATCTCAATCTCAAGAGTTAAAAAAATACTTATCATTTAGTGATAGGAAATTGGTAGCTGAAGAATTAAAAGCTGATGGTCTAGATGCTTCTGAAATAGAAGACTCATTAGACAAGCTAGAAGATTCAGGTATGCTTAAAATGAAAGCTAAGAGTGTTAGGCGTGTTATTAATAACGCTATAGACTCTCAAGTGGAACAAGAAAAGCATAGAATTGCTACAGAAAGAAATAATCGTACTGCATCTGCAAATAAAGCTAGACAAGATCTACAAGTTCATATTAAAGATATGGATAACTTTATGGGCGGTAAGGTAACAAAGAAACAGAAAGAAGAAGTGTATAGATATGCTACAAGTAAAATGTCAGAAGACATATGGAAAGATCACGCCAATGTTGCGGATGTTGCTATGTTTATGCTTTACAAAGATCAAATCACAAACATTCTTCGCTCTCAAGGTTTAGCAGATGGCAAAGCCGCTATGATGAATAGCATAGTCTCTCCTAACCTTAACACTGGAAAAAGCAAATCTGATTACAAAATAAAGTCAGGTAAGTTTGATCCAAAAGCGTTCATGGGCGAGTAAGCTTAACAAGCAAGACAAAGTCTGCATATAGTTGAAAGTTAATTGGACAACAAGTAAAAATGTTTAATTAATAAAAAAAAATTTAAAAAAATGGCTGTAACTTCAACGGGTACATACGGGAAAGGAACAACTGCTGCAAATGCATTAAATGCAAATTTGTTGCAACATCCCGAAATAGCTAGAACTTTAATATCTCTTTACCCGAGATATTCAATGACATATCTTTTAGAAAGAACTAGAAGAGTGGCTAAGGAAAAAGTTTTAGCAGATAGTTCTTACGAATGGAAAGTAATGAATAGACTATCAAGAAAATGTTTAATTGATGCAACAACTGGCGGCTCAACAGTAGCTGCTGGTGCAACAGATGTTTTTGAGTTTGAAAACACTTCAGGTGGTGGTGTAGAAAATTGGTTCAACTTATATGATGTAGTTAGATTCTCAGATGGAGCTACAGGATTAGTAGTTGCTTTATCTACTAACGCATATACAATTGAAATGATTTCAGCTTTAACTGCTGCTGCTAATACAGTTGGACAAGTTGTAGGAAGAATTGGCTCTGCATTCCCTGCTGGGTCTTCAGGTGCTGATGTAGGCGAGAACCATGCTTACCCAGATACTTACAAAAACTGGATGACTATTAATAGAAAGAAATGTACAATCACTGGTAAAGATGCCACTGATGTTTCTTGGGTTGAAAATAATGGTCAATCACTTTGGTACTTTACTAAAGAGCAACACATGATGGACCAATTTATGTATGAGCAAGAATTACAAAGATGGTATGGTGAAACTTCTGTATCTTCTGCTGCTACTTCTTATGCTGCTACAAACACTGATATTATTTCATCTATTGCTGCTGGTACTTATGCTGATGGCTCCGAAAGAGCTGCAGTTGCAGTTGGTGATGGCGCTCATACTATTGGTGATGGTGTATTAGCTCAAATTAGTACATCTAACGCAGCTAATTATACTGCTGGAGCGTTAACTGAAGATATCATTACTGAGTTTATTGGTAAGATCTCTTTAAATGCTCAAGGTGCTGAAGGTAATGAGTGGGTTGTATTTACTGGAACTGAAGGACGTATTGCTTTTCATAAAGCTATGAAAGACCTTATTGTTGCTCCTTCTGGTGCTATGACTGGAGGTTCTATGAAAGACATCAAAGCTGGTTCTGATGTATCTTTAGGTGGAAACTTCACATCTTACCATGCATTAGGAAACAAGATCACTATCGCTTACTGTCCAGTATTTGATGATGCTCATGTTCATGGTGATACAGCTGGAACTAACTCATTTGGTAATGCTAGATTGAAAGAATCTATGAAGATGGTATTCATGGACTTCGGAACAACTTCTGGTGTTTCTAATGTAGAGTTAATCACTAAAGGTGCTAACGGAATTAATCGTTCATTAGTTAAGAAATATGTTGGTGGTATGGTAAATCCTTACGATACTAAAGGCATGATGGCTGCTAATGGAGATGATAGATTCCAATGTCACGTATTATCTGAGTCAGGTATTATTGTAAGAAATCCACTTTCTTGCGGTATTTTATCTG